CTGTGTTTGCTGGCGGCGACAAACGAAGAAGCATGAGTTGGGATTACTGCCCCAAGTGCGGCCCGTGGCGCCGGGGCCGGTGGATCAAATGTCAGCGGTGCAGCTACGGACTAAGACCGGAAGACCGAGTGGAGTATCAACGGAATGGTCAGATACAGCACGGAAGCCAAGCTGCTGGAAGGGTCGATCCTCGACGAGCAAATCAGGACCGAGACCGAGGCGATGGGGCAGGGAGCCCAGCGGTACTACCAAGCGGTACAGAAGGCGATTGATCGCGGGGACGGTCCGGCCCTCAAGCCGGCCGAGCGCCTGATTCACTACTGGATTCCGCCGCTGGCTGCGGAAATCCGCCACGAACAACGCCAAATCACCGCCGGAAAGCCCGGGCCAGCTCGGATTGTCTACGGGCCCGTATTGCGATCGTTGCCACCTGTCACCCTGGCCCTCATTACTGTTCGCCACGTCTTGTGCCGATGTATGCAGCAACCGGGCGGGGTCAAGGTGGTTACGTTGACCTACGGCATCGGTCGGGACGTGGCCGCCGAGATCAACCTGTCTATGTTGAAGCGCGGAGACAAGGAAACCTATCGCAAGCTGATCACCAAGACCCGTCGGCTGACGGCCCAGAAGATCAACCGATGGACCAACAAGCAGCTCACCGACCAAGGCATGACCCGGCGCCAAATCATCCACGCTGGAAGCCGTCTTCTCTGGGCACTGATCACCACAGCCAGCATCGGCGGCTACACCGAGGACGATTTCATCCTGGCGTTTCACCACCAGCGCCGTCGGCTGGACAAGAACAAGCTAATCGGCTACGTTAAGCCGGACCACCGGGTTCTGCAAGCCATTGACGACGGCCACACCCAGCGCCAGTTTCTACGACCCCGTTACCAGCCGATGCTGGTCCCGCCCTACCCCTGGACTGACGACGCCCAGGGCGGTTACGTGCGGATCCGAACGCCCTTTGTTGCCAAACCGACCAGGGAGCAAAAACTTGCTCTTAAAGAGGCTGACCTGTCCAGGGTCAACGCGGCCCTCAACGCCATCGGTTCGATTCCCTGGCGAATTAACAGCCACATCTACCAGATTGTCAAGGCGGTCTGGGAGCAGGGCGGCGGCAGTCTGGGCGTTCCCCATGCCGACAACTACCCTTTTCCCCCTGTGCCGGCCGAGTTCAAGACCGACCCCAAGGTCAAACGGGCCTGGAAGGACCAGGCTTATGAAATCCACTGCCGCAACGTCAAGCTCATGGGCGAGCGGTCCGAGTTCCTGCAACGGCTGACCACTGCGGACCGCTACCTGGACTCCGACTTCTGGCTGCCCCACCAGTTGGACTTCCGGGGCCGGCTGTATCCCATTCCCCCGCACCTGAACCATCACAGCAACGACCTGTGCCGCGGCCTGATGGAGTTCGCCAGGCCCAGGCCGCTATCCAAACGCGGCTTATGGTGGCTCAAAATCCACGTTGCCAACTGCTGGGGTTACGACAAGGAATCATTCGCGGATCGGGTCTGGTGGACGGACCAGATGCTTGACCACATCGGTCGTTCTGTGTCCGATCCGATTGACTATCGCTGGTGGCAACAGGCCGAAAACCCCTGGCAGTTCCTGGCCGCCTGTTGCGCCTTGACCGATGACGAGAGAGCGGCCAGGTTGCCCGTCCAACTTGATGGGTCCTGCAACGGGCTCCAACATTACTCGGCCCTGGGCCGGGACGAGAAGGGCGCGGCTCAGGTCAACCTGCTACCCACCGACCGGCCATCAGATGTTTACTCGGCCGTGGCCGAGGCGGTGATCAGAGAGGTCACCCGGGACGTCGAGGCCGGCAACGGCCTGGCCACCATGCTGCTCGATTACGTCGGCCGGCCCACCGTCAAGCGGGTCGTGATGACCAGCGTGTACGGGGTCACCCTGGTCGGGGCCCGCAAGCAAATTTACGACGTGCTGGACCAGGTCGGACTTGAGGACAAGGAGCGATACGCGGCCAGCAAGTATCTGTCCCGGATTACCTTGGATGCTGTCGGTGCAGTCTGCCATGGGGCTCGGGCCATCATGGACTGGCTACGTGCCTGTGGCCGGCTGATTGTGGCCGAGGGCGACCCGATTTGTTGGACGACTCCCCTTGGCCTACCGGTGATCCAACCGTACCGCAACTGGAAGACCCATCAAATCGTCACGGCTCTGCAAAAGATCCACGCCATTGTGGAAACAAGCGACGTGCCAGTCGCGCCCGGTAAGCAAGTAGACGGCCTGCCTCCCAACTTCATCCACAGCATTGATGCCACTCACCTGATGATGGTCACCTTGGCCTGTAAGGACACCGACATAGACATGGTCGCGGTTCATGATAGCTTTTGGACCCACGCAGAGGACGTGGACGCCATGGCCCGTATCCTGCGAGAGCAGTTTATCGCTCTGCATCATCAGCCCCTGCTTGAGCAGTTGCGGGCCGCCTGGCAGGAACGATATCCACAGGTGGATTTTCCCCAGCCTCCCGAACCCGGCCGGTTGGACCTGGACCAAGTAGCCAAGTCTGAATACGCCTTTGCATAGCATCAGGCTTTGTCTTTATATCGCCAGGGCTATAACCCCCCCAATAGAGAGGATAGCAAAACTGACAGCGAGCCCCTTACATGCCTGGGTCATCTTTTCGGCGGACGTGCGCCGACGGCACCCCCCTTTGTCCTTAAATCGCCGCATTCGGCTAGTCCGCCGATTTCCCAGGCTGGTCTACTACTGGTTCATCACCGCCCTGGTCCGATTCCTTGGCTGTTCGGACCTGGTCCACATTGCCATTGAACACGGCGGGGCGGTCCTGAACCCCACCATTGGCGGCAATCAGTTTTGGCCGGCCATCCCGTACATTCTGAACTACCCCGGCCTGATGGATGCCTACCAGGTGCCGGTTACCCGGCCCCTGGACCTGGACCAGTACAAGCCCGGGATCTGCAAGCCGGTTTGGCCCACGGTTCTACATTGGCTGACCAGGGGCCGTTACCGGGGCCGGGCCGAGGACTGCTGCACGATTGTCTGTGATCTGTTACGGACCGGTGGCTTATCAGTCCCGACGCACATCACCACACCACGCCAGTTACATCGGTGGCTGGAATCACAGGACTACCACCATGAACGATTTGGCTTACCACGAAATCGACCCGGCCGAGGCCAACGACATGAAAGTCTGCCCGACCGTGTCTCGGCCCCTGATCGCTTATCTCAAGAAACACTTTCCCGAGCCTGACATCACGCCACAGCAGACCATTGACGAACAGGCGCGGCTCCGCTACGCCATTGACTGGGGCGCCTATGAGCTTGTGCTTGGCCTCGAAGCCATACACTTTCAGCAGCAGGAGCAAGTCGGTAACAAGTGAATTCTCCCTCACCACCCCCACCCCCACCGGTGCCCGAGCCGATCGAGCCCATCGACGAAAACGATCTTAGACGGTTGGCTGAGCAGCGCCGGACGCTTGAGCGCAAGCGAAGGGGCAGGTCCAGCCTGGTCATCGACCCGACTCTGGGTACGGCGGGCCCGACACCGACCAGCGCCTTGAAGATTCCCACCGACAACAATGGCTGAACAGTCCCAGGCGACTCTCAAGTCGCAATTCGAAAGCGATGACAATGAGCGCCGCCCCGTCCTGGACGCGGCGGTTGCGTGTGCCAACCTCACCAAGCCCTGGGTCTTGACCGATTCGACCCAGAAAGAGACCACCGACCTGCCCCAGACCTATCAGTCGCTGGGCAGCCGCGGCACGACCCATCTGGTCGGCCGGATGCTGTTGGCCTTGTACCCGCCCGGAATGCCCTGGTTTCAGTTTCAACTGGCGCCCAATATCTGGTACGACCCAAACGTGCCGGCCGAGCAGAAACAGGAATCCGCCCGCTACCTGTTCCTGCGCGAACTGGTCGTGACGGCCCTGCTCGAAGGCTCGAATCTGGAAATGAACCGTCGCAGACGGGCCACGTTCCGGTCCCGCAAGCGCATGGCCTTGGACCAGGTCATTATTACCGGCGACTGCCTTGAGCAACTGACCGACGACTTTCGGCTCAAGGTCTTTAGCCGTCGCCAGTACGTTACCCGTCGCGACTCGGAAGGTGACGTGCTGTATCACATCATCTGGGAAGTCAAGGACCCCTTGGCCTTGACGCCCGATCAGGTTGCCGGTTCCGGTCTGGACATGGCCGAGTTACAGGCCAAGCCGGTCAAGGACCGTGTGGTACACCTCTACACCATGGTCGAATGGCAGCCGCAGACCCGGATTTGGCTGATCCGTCAGGAAGTCAACGGCAAGATCGTGGTTGAGAGTGAGGAAAAGATCAGCCCGTTCTTTTCCACGCCGTTTGAGCTACCGCCGAACGAGCATTATGGCAGGGGCTTTGTCGAACTGCACAAGGGCGATCTTAACAGCTTCTCCGAACTCCGCGAAAAGATGCTGGACTTCGCCGCCACGCACAGCAAACAACTGTTCGCCCGCGATTACGCTTCGCGAGTCCGGCCCAAGGATCTTGAAAAGGAATCGGGCTCACACATCATGGCCCGCGTTGTTGGCGGCAAGGTGGACGACGTGGGTGTGCTCGCACCGACTAACGCCACCAGCTTTCAGGTAGTACGGGCCACGACCAACGACATCCGGGCTGATTTGGGCACCGCTATGCTCATGGACTCGGAAACCTTGCCCGAAGGCGAACGGGTCACCCGGGCCCAGATCGAACGGGTCGCCGCGGAGATCGACGGCGCCCTGGGCGGGGTCTATGCGCCCATCGCGGACGATCAGCAACTACCCATGCTGCAACGGGCGATTCACCTGGCCGAACGACAGAACATGATTCCCGTTTTGCCTGGCGCCGCGGTGGAAGTCAAGCTGCTTACCGGTTTAGCGGCCCTGAATCGTGAAATGCTGGCTGCCAAGCTCGGTCAGGTGACGCAGGTCATTTCGACCCTTGGTGAACAGGCCGCGGCTCGGATCAACGTGGACGTGTTCATCGACGCCCTCCTGCGCTACGCCGGCATCTATGAGCCGGGGATCATCAAGCACCCGGAGCAGATGCAAACCGAACTACAACAGCAGATCAGCACTCAGCTACAACAGGCCGCCGGCGAGAAGGCCATTGACACAGCCGGCAACATTGCCGAGCAACAAGCCGCGCCCCCGGCCCCGGCCGCTTAGGAGAACCATCATGGCCGCTTCGACAGTCAATCCCATCACCAACACGACCGACTATCCGGTGTACGCCAGCAAGGCCGCTTTCCTGGCGGATCTGGTCAAGGTTGTGGACGGCGTCAAGAACCGCGAGCAAACCAAGCACGTCCTGTTCCGCTTGAGCAACACTGACACCGATAACTGGTCCGCGACCAGCACCGCCCGGCACGACGACTGATAACTTCCATTTCGACGAGCCGCATCAGCGGCAACCGGCCAGCCATGTCCAGTCCTGGGTGACGACCCGGGCGCTGCACATGGAACGATGGCCGGTGACAACCTGGGCCCCCCGGGCAATCGTGCCCGGGGGGCATTGTCTTTTCTCACGGAGACACGCAGATCATGGCCGAAGATTCCAACCCACAACCGACACCAGACCCCGTACCGGACCCCAAGCCGGACGACCAGCTCATTTTGGGTAAGTTCAAGGACCAAGCTGCATTGGAAACAGCCTACAAGGAATTGGAAACCAAATTGGGCCAGCAGCCGGATCCGGCCCCAGCCCCCAAGCCGGACGACTCCAAACTGACCATTATCAAGCCCGAGCCGGCCGCGGACAGCGATAGTGTCAACGCCGCTCTGGTCAAGGCCGGGCTCGACCCCCAGGCCGTGGCCAGTCAGTGGATGGAACACGGCGAACTCACCCCGGACCAATACGCAGCGTTGCAGCGACACGGCAAGAGCCGGACCGACGTTGACCTGGTGGCCGAAGCCATGGCCATTAAAGCCCGCAACTATGACGCCGACACCAATGCTGCGATCAAGCAGGCCCAGGACCTGATGGGCGGGTCAAGCGACGAGGACAACGAGACCCGCCTGGCCAATCTGCGCCAATGGGCCGGGACCAATATGGACAAACAGCGACTGGCCATGCTCAACGAACAAGTGCAGGCCAACCCGAGCTTCTATCCAGACATGGTCCGACTGATCCTGACCGAGCATCAGGCCGCGGTCGGCGCTGGCAACACCCAACCCCTGATCAGTGGCTCGGCGCCGGCGTCCGGGGCCGGGGCCATCAGTAACCACGACGACATGAAGAAGGCCCTGGCTGCCGCCAAACGGGGCGATAAGGCCGCCCAGGCCAGGATCGCCGCTACCCCCGTTGAACAACTCGCACAATTGGTCTAACTACAGGACTCGTCATGTTCACACTTGACCCCGTCTATCAGGCTCGCCTGGACGCCTTGAAGTCCAGCTACCGTCTTAGCAGTCGCACCCCCACCTACAAGAAGGTCAACGGCGAATTGGAAGTAGATCAGCCGGCGCAAATCATCTGCAAGGTCGTGGACTTGCTGACCAACACAGTTTACGCCCAGTCGGTGGTGACTACCGGCGTTGAAAAAGACGCCGTGATCGCGGCTATCGAAGTCGCCGAGCAGGCCGAGAAGCCCAAGACCCCATCCCAACTGGTCACCGAGAACGTCGAACTAAAACGCCGCCTGGCCGAGTACGAGGCCCAGGCCGAACCGGCCGGCAAGAGCGGCAAGAAGACTTGATAGCCCCCGGATTCGATCCGGTTATGCCTGTGACGAAACTCGGCCTCAGAGCCGTGTGAGCATTGTCCGGCCGGCACCTGCTCCTATATCACAGGCTTTTTCCCGGCGCGGCATGGCATGGCGCCCGGGCGGGCTCATAACCCGCCCTTGTGGGTTCGATTCCCACCGCCGCCATTTTCTTCGGGCCGGCCCTGTACGTCGTCCCCTTCCGAGGGCGACCACCGACATGCCCGGTCCTGGCCCACGTATCGAGTATCGCATGAGCCCGTAAGCGCGCAGACAATCCCGATCAGTCGGGACCTGTGGCCTTTGGATAACTCCGCGACAGCGAGATCGGTTCGGCCGAAGCGTGTCTGTTCACCACGTTTCTGTCACTCCCTCACGGAGCTATCCCCATGGCTACCAGTAATGCCCAGCGATTTCTGGCCAGCGGCGGCGACGACCGCGCGCTGGCACTCAAGATGTTCTGGGGCACCGTTCTTGAGGCGTTCCGCAACAAGACGCTGCTATGGAACTCGATTGGCGGGGCCGAAGGTGTCGGCTCGGAAAACGCCGGCACCGGCATCGTTGCATCGAAAACGGTGGACGCCGGCAAGAGTTGGCAATTTCCGATCATCGGTGACGATCCGACGCCCGAGTACCACACCCCCGGCACCGAACTACTCGGCCAGGCCGTCAGCCTGACCGAAGGCACCATCACCATCGACGACATCCTGGTCTCGCACTACGACGTGCCGCTCGATCAGACCCAACTGTCGCACTTCGATGTGTTGGAACCTTTCGCCCGGAAGCTCGGCCGTTCTCTGGCCATCGACTTCGACAAGAAGCTGATCCAGACCGGCCTGATCGCCGCGGCTACCGCCGCGTCGTCCGGCTTCCACAACGGCGGCAATAGTGTCGAGCGCGTCGGGGGCACCGTGGCGACGGCGTATCCCAATACCTCCACCGGGGCCAGCAACTTCCGTAAGGACGTTGCCGAACTGGCCCGGCTGATGGACGAGGACAACGTCCCCGAAGACTCGCGCTACCTTGTCATCACCCCGTACATCCGGCAGGTCCTGACGAACGACACCACTGTCTTCAACAAAGACTTCTCGGACCAGACCAATGACCTGAACACGCGGCTGATTGGCATTCTGGAAGGCTTCCAGGTCATGAAGCCCACCAACCAGATGCCATCGACCGACATCACCACCGGGCCGTCGAAGTACCAGGGCGACTGGACTATTGACAGCACCGGCACCGGGACCGCGTACCTGCGCCCGGTGGCCTTGGCGCTCTGCGGGGCCGAAGAAGGTCAGGCGGGTATCGGTTACGTCGCCGCGACCGGTGAAGCCGGGCCGATCTACGCTCACCGTCACTTCGACGAACGGCGCAACACCACCTTCATGAAGGCCCAGATGATGGTGGGCGCCGGCGTTCTGGCGCCCTACTGCGCCGGCTCGATTGTCGTGGACGACGCCTGAGCTTGACTCGCAACCCCTGACCTGTGTGTCCTGTGGTATGGGGCCGGGTCGGTTCCGGCCCGGCCCCTTTTCTCTCTATAACCCACTCCATTTTGGAGACTGTGAATCATGGCTGAGACTTTCAAAACCGAGCCGAATGGTATCGTGCGCGTCAAGGACACCGAGACCCTGGCGCCCGTGCTGACCAACGGCCGGCCTGACGACGACAAGCGTGATTACCTCGAAATCGAGGCCAACGGTCACGCCACGGCGGGCGCGATTACCGTGTCCGCCAAGAACGACAACAAGACCGACCTGTCGCTGGCCCTGGAACCCAAGGGCAGTGGTACGCTGACCCTGGGTGCCCAATGCCTGAGTACGACCGGCAACGGTGCCGCGGCTGGCACCGGCGTTTCGGCGGTCGAGGAAGGGGCTGGTGGCATCCACAAGACCATCCTGACCCTTGATTCGGCTGAAGTGGATCTGACCGACGAGGCCAACACGACCGGTTACGGCAGCCTCAAGGTCTACAACATGCCGGCTGGCGCCATTCTGTTCCTGGGCGCTGTGTCTGACCTGGACGTGGTCGGTAGTGGCGGCTCCCTGAGCGCCACCTTCGACGGCGACGTGGGGCTCGGCACGACTGCGGCGGGTAACGATGCTGCGCCGTTGGCAACGACCGAGCAGAACATCATCCCCAATACAGCTACTCCACAGGCTGTTGACTTGGCAACTACGGCCAACGCCCAGTCCACCGCGACGGAGAACGCCGTTGTGGATGGGACCAGTACCGCCGTCGATGTGTACCTTAACTTCCTGGTCGACGACATCGACCAGGGCGGTACGGGTCAGAAACTGACCTGCTCCGGTACCATCACCATTGTCTGGGTCAACCTGGGCGACTATTGATCCTGACACCCTCTGTTCCGATTGATGCCCCGCCCCGGACCAACCCGGGGCGGGGCTTTTTTGCGAGAAGTCAACATGCCTGAACTGGAAACAACTGTTGCGTTGTTGGTACAAGCCCAGGACACTACCAATCAAAAGCTCGATCGTCTATGCCAACTGCTGGAAGGCAACGGACAGATCGGGATTCGTACCGAAGTTGACCGCAACACACAATTCAGGCTCAACCGCCGCTGGTGGGATCGGAGCCTGATAGCCGCCTGCATTGTGGCCGCTCTCGGCGCTGCCGCTTCGGCCATCTTCTAACCACAGGAAAATTACCATGACCAACTGGATCAAAACCAACAAACTCGGTGCCGGTCTGTTGCTGGCCGTCGTACTGTTCTTCGGCTTCACCATGGCCTGCCAGGGCGTGAGCCTGGACAAGTTCATCAAGGTAGACGTACCTCGCGAAGTCCAGCAGGCAACCGAGACTCCACCGACAACCACGCTCCGACAGGCGCCCTACGTCTTCGACGAGTGGCGCGACTACGTTGAGCGAGGCACCGAACAGTTTACGGAGAACATCGAAGACGCCTGGGCCTTGTACGACGTGGTCGCCACAACGGTCAATACCGGCTTGCTTTCGCTCGAAGCCTGGGGCCAGACCATTCCGGGCGGGACCATCCTGATCGCTGCGGGCACGTTGCTGGCCGGTCTGTTCATCAAAAAGCCCGGCACCGACCGCCAGATCATGGCCGAGAAGATGGCCAGCTTCAACAGGGGCCTGGCGACTGGCAGAGCCGATGCCAAGGCGGACCCCGATGCCGGTTGAGTGCGCCGTCCTGATCCAACGACCGACCCGACCCGGCGCCGCCCGTCGCGTCCCCTTCGAAAACTACGATGTGGTCGAGGCCCGGCCGGTTGGCACGCGCTGGCCGGCTGCCTACCGGCGTAAGCCCTACCGAATCGTGACCCTACCCGATAACGCCCCGGGCGTCACCGAGATCGTGGCTAAACTCCGGGCAAAGGCCCGCAAAACGCCTTGGCCGGTTGTGATGTACCCCTTTCGCGAGGTCGAGCAGGTCGAGCGACCCGACCCGGACGACGGGCCCACCGTGCGCATGACGCGCCGCACCAACATCGAACTGGACTTTCGCCACCTGCCGGCCCGCTGGCTAACGGACGTGGAAGGCGAACCCATTACGCTCCCGCGCGAACGGGTGCGTCGGAAACAGGCACAGGTGATCCGTGGCAACCTACGACATTGACCCGTCCGGTGGCGGCGACTATCTGACGGTTGAAGCGTGTCTCAATGGCGGCTCGGTGGCCAACTCGGACACCCTTGAGTGCTACCGCGGCGACATCGGCGGCTTTGCCGACATCGACTACGAAGTCCTGATCCGGGATGCTGGCGGCGACGGCAGCGAGCGCCACGACAACACCTACGACGGTGGCTTCAGCGCCAACGCGACCTATGCCGACCAGGACACCAGCGGCGACTTCTGGTGGTTGTCCGGCATGGCCAACACAAGCATCCAGGGCATCGCCTTTCTGGGCAACAGCTTCTTCAACAACAGCAACGGACACATCCACATTGAAGACAGCCTCGATGAGATCGCCATTCGCAAGTGCCTGTTCATCACCGCGCAAACGAACGGCCACGCCGTTTTCGTAGACCTGGAAAGCGGCACCTACAGCGGGCTCTACATCTGGTCCAATACATTCTATCGGGCTGGCGATAGCAGCAACCGCAACGCACTGCGCATCAAGGTCAACGATACCGCCATTAAATGCGTTCTGAATAACTTGCGGCTTGTGGGCAACACAATCGCCGGTGGGTACAAGTACGGCATTGATCTTCGCGCCGACGGGACTTCTGGCCACGACGACAGCGAGATCAACACAGACTATTTTCAGAACAATTTGGTGGTCGAGGCCACCGACGGCACGCTCCGCGTCACCGAAGGCAACGCCTGGGCGTCAATCACACTCACGAATTGTGAGTACAACGGTTGGGACAGCGATGACACCGGCGACTGGGGAACGTACAGCAACAACGACCAGGTCAATTTGACGCCCAGCAACGAGCTGGAGGACCCGGACACCAATTGGGACCTCAAGAACGGGGCGACCTGCATCGACGCCGGCACCGCAAGTGTCGCGGCCTTCGGCACCGACATTCACGATGACACCCGCGACCTGCCCTGGGACATCGGCTCTGACTATTCGGACTGGGAACAGACCACAACGCCCATTCCCCTGCTGATGAGCGGAAGGATTCTACCATGAGCGTAACCGGTGTCAGCGTAGTGCGCTATTACTACGCTTGGGACACAGCCAACGGCGACTACAAGACCGGCGACGACGGCAACCACACGCTCAAAATCATCGCCGACGGCACCCAGGGAAGCGTTGCCGGCAGTCCGTCCGAGGTAGACGCCACGAACAACCCCGGGCTCTACAAGGTTACGCTGACTGCCGGCGAGAACACCGGGACAGCTATGTGCCTGCACGGCACGAGCACCGGCAATACAATCCTGATTCCCGTCTACTGGGACAACGATGCCGGCCCCGTTCTGACCGCGGCCCAGGTCAATGCAGAAGCGGACGCGGCCCTGTCGGACTACGGCCTACCCACCAAGACCGAAATGGACGCCAAGATCGACGCCCTTAACGACCCAACCGCCGCCGACGTGGCCGATGCCGTGCTGGACGAGGCCCTGGCCGATCACACAACCGCTGGCAGTCTGGGCAAGGCCGTCGCCGACATCAAAACCGACACCGACAACCGCTCCATTCAGATTGACTTCACCGAGGCCCGTGGCACATGAGCACCACTACCATTACCTTCCGCTTCCGGGTCAACAGCGCCTTAACCAGTGCCACATCGGCTAAGCTGTCCGACCCGACCGGTACCTATGGGGTCAAGCGGACCGATACCGATGCGGTTGTGGTCAACGACGATACGGCCATGACCGAGCAGTCCACCGGGGTCTATACCTACAGCTTCACGGACCCGGCCCAGGGGCTTGAATACAACTATTACGTGGAAGTGGTCTACAGCGGCACGACCTACCACTTCGAAAAGAATATCAGCGCCACGGCGGCCGACGCGACCACCACGCTGGACGCAGTCAACGAAATGCTTGAGGCCCTGGGTGAGCCGCCGGTGGACGAGCTGGACACCGACGGGACCAGCGACATCGCCGAGGCCGAAGCCTTTCTGGACCGGACCCGGCGCCGCATCCTGACCCGCGGCTGGAACTGCAACACCATCGAACAGGACTTCACCCGGGACGGCAACGACCAAATTCCGCTGACCGACGTGCTGCGGATCGACACGACCGAAGACTACGCCATTCGGGACGGTTATCTGTACGACCTGGACAACGCCACCCTCACGTTCACCGATGACGTGGACGATTTGGGCGTGGTCAAGCTCATCACCCTGGCCCAGTGCCCGGAAATGCTGCGGGCCCTCATCATTGCCAAGGCGGCTGTGGACTTTCAGCGGTACAAGAAGCGCGGCCAGATCGACGACGCCCTGGCCCGCGACAAGCTGCTGGACGCCAAGATCGCGGCCGAGCAGGAAGACGAGGATCTGCGCCAGGGCAGCATGCTCACCACCACCGAGGCCAAGGACTTAAAGGGCGACCGCTAGTCATGAGCGCCTTGACGTTGACGGCCAAACAACAGGTCCTGCTCAAGCGCATTCTGAACAATTGGACGACGTTCGAAAAGGCCGTCTACGACCTGCGCGAAGGCGACGATCTGGCCAGCATCCCGCTCGAAACTCACAGCGGCGCCCGGGTCGTCACCCAGGAAATGAACCGCATCGTCCTGATCGTGGAGGAAGACCTGTTGATCCTTGGCCTCGACCAGGTCGTGACCACGCCTGACGGCGAGAGGATCGTACTGGTCTAACAACACCGGACTTCATCATGGCCTACGAAGACAAACAAATTCGGCAACTCGGTAACGCCAGCGGGGCAGACAACACCTGGCTGCTTCTGACCCAGGACCCATCCAGCCCTTACGGCTGCTACAAGATCACCGCCGGCAACCTGGCGCCTCTGGTCGGTGAGACCTTGACCGGCGTGGACAGCGCCACGTTCACCGTCGATGAGGACAGCAGCGCGGCCAAACTGGCCTTGGACACGAACAGCGCCACCGGCAATCAGACCCTGAGCCTGTCACCGGCCAACCTGACCGGTGACCGGCGATGGACATTCCCCGACGCCGATGCCACCGTGGTCGGCCTGGATACAACCCAGACCCTGACCAACAAGACGCTGACCACGCCCACCATCGGCG